CTGGTACCAAGCCTGGAAAGGTTACACCTATGACCACGATCACGTGGTCGTGGGCGGTACACCTGCAAAACCACCGAAATACTACGACAACAAACTAAAGAAGGAGGACGAAAACAAATACAACAAAATAAAAGAGAACAGAGCACAACATTCAGAACGCAAAACAGACGAGCAATTACACGCGCGCGCACGTAACGCGCACGCACGCGCAAAGCTACGTACAGATAGCATCTAAAACCCAGCCGACGACCTTCACGAGATTAAAAATCTCGCTCAGGCCGCCGGCCTGATCTACAAGGAGACAACAGATGTACCGCAACAAAACAGCACGGCAGAAAGACTTCGCCGTATCACCTCGCGCAGACATTCCGCGCTCGAAGTTCGCAATGCGACAGACCAGGAAACAAGCGTTCAACGCTTCAGAACTGATCCCGATCATGGTCGAGGAAGTGCTGCCTGGCGACGTATGGCAGCACAAGGAAAACATCATGGCGCGATTCGCTACGCCGATCGCACCTGCAGTCGACGACATCGACCTGGAAACGTTCTACTTCTTCGTGCCGAACCGAATCATCTGGGAGAGCTGGGAAGACTTCATCACGGGGTCCGACGACGAGCTGGTCGTGCCGACCATCACACCGTTCGCGGGCACCCGCCAGGTCGGACTCAACAGCGTCTTCGACCACATGGGACTCCTCCCGCAGAACTACACGGACCCCTTCGCCGTAAACGTACTGCCCATCTGGGCGTACTTCACAATCTGGAACGAATGGTTCCGCGACCAAAACCTCCAGGCAGAGTGGACGTGGCCAGACACGTGGACAACCGCCAACAGCAACACCATCCGACAGAACGGCACCGACTGGGGCCAGCAATGCCTACGGGCGAACAAGCGCAGCGACTACTTCACACGCTCACTGCCGTGGCCGCAGAAAGGAGACCCTATCGCGCTACCGCTCGGAGATACAGCACCGGTCATACCGAACCCGGTGGACAGCGTGCCGAACTTCACGATCGGCGCCAACATCTACTCACCAGGAGGCAACGGCGCGAGCACCACGGCCATATGGCTCGGCGCAGGTACACCTGCGGCCAGCGCAGCAATCTGGCAGGACAGCGGCCTTGTCGCGGACCTGAGCGCCGCAACGGCCGCCACCATCAACGCTATACGCCTCGCCTTCCAGACACAAAAACTGCTCGAAAGAGACGCACGTGGCGGATCCCGCTATATCGAACAAACACTCAGCCACTTCGGCGTGCGTACACCCGACTTCCGGGTGCAGAGACCTGAATACCTGGGCGGCTCCAAAATCCCGGTCAACGTCAACCCGATCGCCAACACCACCGACGTCCAGGCGCTGGGCTCTCTGGAGTCATCGGGCACGCCCGGCTCCCTCGCTGCAGAAATGCACGCGGGAGGATCCAAGAAAAGCTTCACCTACGCCGCAACCGAACACGGCTACATCATCGGACTCGCAGTCGTCCGAGCTACGCCAACGTACCAGCAGGGAACACGACGCCACTGGCGCAGAACCACGCGCCTGGACTACTACTTCCCGGTGTTCAGCACACTCGGAGAACAGGCGGTCGCAACACAGGAAATCTACCAGCCGGCCAGCAACGCACCGGCAAATGCAACGTGGGGGTACCAGGAAAGACACGCGGAATATCGCTACACGCCGAACGAAATCACCGGAGTACTCCGCAGCACCGCGCCACAGCCTCTCGACTGGTGGCACTACTCAGAAGAATTCGGTAGCGAACCCGCACTGAACGCGGCATTCATCACCGACAAAACGCAGGAAACGCTCGCGAGATCGCTCGCTGCATACCCGACCGAAACGTGGAGCGCACAAATCATCATGGACATCCTGCACGAGAACAACGTGGCTCGCATGATGCCGACGTACGGCGTACCAGGACTGATCGACCACTTCTAAGGAGGCCCAATGGCACTATCACCAACGGCTGTTGGAGGACTGTTCAACCTAGGAAGCTCCCTACTGGGCGGGCTTTTCGGCAGTTCAGCCCAAAGCAGCGCGAACCGCGCGAACATTCAACTCAACCGCGAGAACCGAGAATGGATGGAACAGATGTCAAACACCGCGTACCAACGCGGAACGAAAGACATGCTTGCAGCTGGACTGAATCCAATGCTGGCTTACTCACAGGGAGGTGCATCCACGCCGAGCAATTCGGCCGCTACTGTGCGGCCTGTCGACGCAGGCGCGAACGCAATCGGGACGGCAGCAAGTTCCGCATTACAGGCAATGTCTACTACCGCCCAAACACAAAAGACTGAAGCCGACGCGCGCCTCACAAAAGCAAAGGCGCAAATCGAGGAAGCGAAAGTCCCCTGGTCAGAGCAGATGGCGGAGTGGACGTTCAACAACGTCCAACAACGCTTCTACAGCGAAATGTCCAAGATGCAATTGAACGACGAACAGAAACGACGCCTGCAGGAACAAATGCCTTACGTGGCAGAGGAACTCAAAGCGCGGATCCGCCTGATGTATGAACAGGCCAGCTCGAGTAAAGCCGTGGGGGACATCAACCGAGCACGCCTCGCAGGAGAGAAAGTCCAGGAAAGCATGTTCGAAACCTTGGGACCAGGAAAGACGCTCACAGACCAAGCCCTCAGGATCATCATCCAACGAATCATCGGGAAGTAACATGAACCGCAAACTCTACGAACAGAACAAAGCACGCGCCGTCTACAACAACACCGACCCTACCGAAACCGACCAGTCGCAAGCAAAGGACACGGACATCAACGTGATCGTCGGGCGATTCGGAATCGGAAGACTCGCGCCAGGAACGAAGGTACCGCCGATCTACGCGGACCTCACCGACATGCCGAGAGACCTGCGCGGCTTCATCGAGACAGCAAGAAACCTCGACACGCTGCGTGAAAAACTGCCAGAACAGCTGCGCGGCCAAAACGTGGACGAACTACTAGCCTTGACGCCAGAACAAATCCATGGTATACTCTTCCCGCCAAAGCCGGCAACACCGCCGGACACCAAGGAGTAACACATGGAGCACCACATCTATGCAATCAGAGATCGACTGATCGACTACTTCCAGACGCCATTCGTCGCCGCCGGCGACAAGCAAGTAATGGCGAGCCTCGCAACACTTATCAACGACAAGGAAGCAACGCATGCAATCGCGCAAGCGCCGCACCACTTCGAAGTCTGGAAAGTCGGCACCATCACCGAGGACGGATACATCAGCCCGGCCCGACAGCTCCTCGCCGACTGCGCCAGCTTCGTTCGGCGAGATATTCGGGACGGGTCCACACCCGGAGACCGCCCGGTACCACTCGCTGTGGAACGCGGCCCAGCACAGGCTGAATCGCCTGTCAATGGCCATGCCGCTTACGAACCTTGAACAGCGGCGCAACGCACAGGCAGAGGGGGCGAACCGGCGCCTCCTGGCCATCTACCGCGAAGACATGCAGAAACTAGGAATACCCCTACCCGGGGCGGGAGACTGACTGGTGTCAGTCAGCCCCTCTATATCAAGTAGAAGAGGGGCCCCAGACGGTGTATAACCGCACAGGAAGGAGGAACACAGCAATGCGAAGACAGCCGATGAGCTCGAAACGCCACGCCAGACGCTTCCAGAAGGCCTACAGCAGGACGCGGCAGATCAACAAGCCGAACCTGATGTCCCGAGGCGGAATCCGTCTGTAATGGCTTGTGCGTCACCGATGGACGCTTGGCGGCCCACCCTTGGTGGGCCGCTTTCTTTCAAACCGCCAACAGACGGACATCACTGGGAGAAAATACAGGTGCCGTGCGGCACCTGCATCCTGTGCAGACAGGAACAGAGCAGGCAGTGGGCCGTGCGCATCGCGCACGAGGCCAGCCTGCATGAAGAAAACAGCTTCGTGACCCTCACCTACTCCGACCGGCACATGCCGGCGGATGGGTCACTGAACTACAGGGACCTGCAGCTATTCTTCAAGCGTGTCCGGAAAGCCGGACACCAAATCAGATACTACGCCGTAGGAGAATACGGCGAGAAAACACAAAGACCACACTACCATGCCTGCATCTTCGGCAAGGCATGGATCGAAAACCGCGTAATCCTACGCGAAACGCCCACGCTGCTCTGGACGAGCCGAGCGCTCGAAGAAGCGTGGGGACTGGGACAAGTGAGCATCGGCGAACTGAACTACAAGACCGCCAGCTACACCGCCGGCTACATACACAAAAAGCTAAACAGAAAACAACTCTACGTGCGCGCGGACCAGGACACGGGCGAGCTGATCGCCGTGGCACAACCTCGCGCACTGATGAGCAGAAGACCAGGCATTGGCCATGACTGGTACCAAGCCTGGAAAGGTTACACCTATGACCACGATCACGTGGTCGTGGGC